CTGGGTACTCGTTCGTCATAACTACGACCCAGGGGGTTTTGAATGTCTTCATTCTAGATTCATACTTTGTGGAAAAGACTCGTCCGTCCTTGAGCTGCTCGAGGAATGTGTACGGCATAAACTCCTGGGAAGATCGGGGAAAGTCAAAGATGAAAACGACGCACTGCTCGTTGAGAGCGAAAGACAAGTCTTCTCTTCGTCCGATGGATAAGAGTTGGACTCTGGCAGGATTGGTGAGAGCGTACTGAGTGGCAAACCAAGACTTTCCGCTATTTCCGACGGGGTCAACAACGAACAATATCTTACGGTCGTCGGGCTCCCCGTCCAAGCGATCGGCGAGTCTCTGCTGGCGGGGTCTGTAGTCCAATCCCAAGGCTGGGGGGGTGGGGTAGATGAGGTCGATAAAGGACTGGATGCGTCCGGAGGTGAGGAAGATGGAGGGGAACTCTCTTGCAACGTCGGCGAGGGAGGGCTTGGTTTCGCTAGCGAGGATAAAGTCGCGGAAGTCATCGTATCTGTTGGTCTTGCCGCGTTCGTTGGGTAGCGATCCGAACTCCTCAAAGTCATGGTCCTTCTTGCAATAGGCTGCGGCTTGGGAAGACGTTCCTTTCGCAACATCAAGATGCGGATTGCCAGTAGGAAAAAGCGATTTGACCTTTGTTAGAGAATGGTTACAATCAAAGATTACGAAACCTTGGAGATGCGGCGTGCCAGTGGTAGGAGCTACTTCGCGTCCGAACACAAGATACTTGACAGTCTCACCCAACAAACGCAACGATTCAAGCTGAACGTCGTTATAGTTGTTCAAGGTGAAAACCCAACGACATCCCTGCTTTCGGTTTGTTGTGCGACGAATGGCCCTCATGAGAGATTATGAGAGGATGGGATGGGATGATGATCTCTGGTAATACTGGTCGATCATCAAAAGAATCCCACTTTAGGGTTCGGTTCGCATATTTTAATCTTGGTATCCGAAATACATAATGGTTTTTACTCGTGGAAGAAAGCGCACGCGCGCAGTTAGTCGGAGTCGCAGTCGGAGTAACACCCCGATGAGAAGCCGAAGTCGGAGTCGCAGTCGTGTTACATTCAAACGACCCTATGTAGCGCGCAAGCGCGCAAAGTCACTTAGGGCAAGAAAGAACCAGGCGGGATTAGCCAACTTCAATGGGCCTAGATGTAAGACCTGGAAGGCCTTCGACGACATTCCCTCAACTGTTACGACACGAAACTTCGAATGGAAGAACTTATGTGCAATCCCGTTTAACGGAGCAAACGTTATGAACGCGCGATGCGCTAACTCTTGTCAAGTCGTGGGCTTTAAACATCGCATGAATTGGAAGAACCTCAGTGGACGAGTATATAAGGTACATCAGTACTGGATTATCCCGAAGCAATGGAATCCGCTAGTGGCCACCGCAGACTTGCAGAAGGACTTCTATACAAGACACGGCCTACCGGATGACCAAGATGGTTCATGGTTATATGACCAATCTGCTTATCTCTTCGACGAACCTTGCAATCCCGAGCGGTATACGGTCATTAAACAAAACAAGTTCTTGTTAGGTCCGGGGAACGGAACGGCCAATCTGAACTTCTGGAATCCGAACTTAGCACCACGTTCTTATGTGGAACAAGACTTTTGGATTCCTTTAAACAGGAAGTTTACATATGGTTCCTTGTCAGATCCAGGCGAATTGTCGACGCACGTGCAACAACCTCCGGTTATATACGTTAGTTTCGTGGTAGAACCTAGTACGATCGGAGGAACACAAGCGGCAACAGACATTCAACGGGAGGCGCACTTAATTACATTCTTCCGTGATGGAGAATCAGGAATGCGTTAAAAAAATCGGACGGCGCTAACGCGCCGTTACCCTTTGTTAGCTAAGGGAAGCGGACGGCGCTGACGCGCGCCGACAGATGAGCGGCTTCGCCGCTTAGTTTTTTTAGAACAATACTCCTACCGAATGCCCTTCGGGGAGGGGTAGGCGAGACAAGTCAATTAACTAGCGTAGAGACAGGTTATTCCGTTAATTGTTTTTAGTTAGGTTATTCCATTTCGTAATTCCATACCGTAATGTCATATCTGTCCTGCGACAACTTGGACATGTCTGGGTACTCGTTCGTCATAACTACGACCCAGGGGGTTTTGAATGTCTTCATTCTAGATTCATACTTTGTGGAAAAGACTCGTC